AATCTTACTTCAGGTCAGTTGCAAAAAAGATCACTTGACTATGCAAAAAGTTTAACTGCGATATCTGAAATTACTGGTAGAAATGCCGAGCAACAGATAGCCGCAGAACAACAACAAAAAGCAGAATATCGTAATAAAATAGTCTCAATGAACCAGCAACGTGAGATATCAGCCTTAGAAAGAGAAGCGGCCAATGAAACAAACGCCGCAAGAAAAAAAGAATTAGAAGATAAAGCCCAGACAATGAAAAATGAGTTAGATGCAAGAACTCAAATGACTGGCACCTTGGCGAGAATATTAGGACCTGATCTAGCAGAACAAATTAACACAGTAATGATTACTGGCAACTTTGATGAGACAACTGAAGCAATCGCACAATTAGGATTAAATGCTGGTGATCTTGCAACTGCATTTACAGACGTTAATCCCGACAATCCTGAAGAAGTAATGGCAGCAACACAAAAAATCTTGTCTGATGTCATAACCGGACAAGAAGACGGTTTAGCAAGATTTAGTGATGCACTTATTAGAATGGGTGCTGATGCAGAAGGATTTGGTAAGTCAGTTGGTCTAAGTGCAGAAAATTTAGCCCTGTACCAACAAGCAATGGACTCTGGAGATGAAGATAAAGCGAGAGAAATAATACAAAAAGCATTAGACAATGTTAAAGAAACTGCTCAAAGCGGTAAAGATACCCAATTAGATTTACAAGCCGGCTTGGAAGTCACGGGCAGAGCAACCAGAACTGTTGCAGACGGTTTGTTAGACTTTGCTGGTCCAGCAGTATTGGCATTGACTGCTGGAGCAGTCGTAGCCTTAGGAGTAGCGGCAACTAAAGCGGCTTTATCATTGAATATGTTAGGTGGAGGTGGCGGCAAAGGTATAGTGAAGGGAGCCACTGACTTAGTTAAACGCGGGTTTAAGGGCCCTGCATCAAAAGCTCTCAAAATTGGTGGTGGTTTAGTAGCTGGAGGAGTAATGGCGGCTTCGGCTTATAGTGAAGGCGCAGATGAAAGACTAGAAACAGCAGACAAACTTGCAGAAGGCAAGATAGATCAATCAGAAGCAGATAGAAGAGACACAGCAACCAATTATGAAACTGGCGCTGAGATGGGTGGAGCAATGGGTGGCGCCTTATCTGGCGCGGCGTTTGGTGCCGCCTTCGGAGGACCAGTTGGTGCATTAATCGGTGCAGGAATCGGTGCATGGATGGGTGCCAAAGGTGGATCAGAAATTGGCGAGGTCATAGGTGCTAGTGCAGGTGCCAAACTTGAGAAAGATGTTAAGAAAGCAAATTTAGCCTTAGCAGAGCAAAGTGGTTTTTATGATAAAAAGGGAGCGTTCAGAGACAGTACAGTAGACTTTGATAAAATTAATAAGGCTAAAGATGATGAAACTCTAACGCAAGATGTACTTCAATCCATGTTAGACGATAATGACATGAGTGATGAAGATGAGCAAAGAGTCTATGATATTCTAAAAGAGATGAAAGAAAAAGAACAAGGACTTGGAACTGTAGAAACAGTAGCAGATGCTGAAAAAGCAGTAGCAGAAAAAGAAGTAGCAGATGAAGAGAAACTAATTGCAGACCTTGGTTTAGATGGAGATACACAGACAGAGATTGATGATGCAGTAGTTGAAGTGCAAAAAGAAATGGTTACTAAAACAGACTTATTAAAAGATTCGATTGATAAACAAGCAGAGGCTACTGAAAGACTTATTGTTGCAACAACTGTAGTAGCAGAAATAACTGGTCAGCAAGTACAAATAGAAAAGGCTAAACCAGAAGAACTTCCTCCAGGAGTTATGCTAGACACATTGACTGGTGAATTTAGATCATATGCATATAAACTTTCTGATACTAAAGAAGGCGGTGGTCTGTATGCTAAAAACTTTAAAACAGCAGAAGAAGCAGATGAATATCAAAAATCAGACCAATTTGGCCGCGACCCTATAGCCGATGCAAGATTCAAAGCAAAAGAAGCCGCGGATTTAGCAGAACTAGATGCTGAACTTATGGCTGATAGGGGATATGTAATTCCACCAGCACCAGACACTAACAATCTTATAGGAGATGCAGATGCAGATGCATCGGCTGAATTGGGAGCAAGTACAGCAGATTTACAATTGGGTAAATCAGATGAAGCACAGTCCATAGCAGAACAACAACTGGCAGAAACACAAATGAATAATAAGCTACTAGGACAACTTCTTTCCAAGCAAACTGAACAAGTTGATCTGTCAGAGAAAATAGTTCAATACTCTTCGGTTTAACTAAATACATAGAGTACAAAGAGAACCTATATGGCATACACAAAGAAATTTTTAAACAAGAGCGGAGTATCGAGTCCTATATCAGGGGGCAATAGTAACTCTGGAAGTTGGAATGGTGTAGGCGCCTCTGAAGCAGGTTACTCAAACACTGAATTCGGTTACAAGAACTACATGAGTAGACTTCCTGAAGTTTACACAGGACATCCTAACAGAATAGAAAGATACAATCAGTACGAGATGATGGATGTCGATGCAGAAATCAATGCATGTTTAGATATTATAGCAGAGTTCAGTACACAACGCAATGACCATAATAAAACTCCATTTTCAATAGCATTCAGAGATGAACCTACTCCACATGAAACAGAACTCTTAACTAAACAGTTACAACAATGGTGTAAACTCAATGAGTTTGATACTCGTATGTTTAAAATGTTTAGAAACGTAGTGAAATATGGAGATCAAGTCTTTGTAAGAGATCCAGAGAACTTTAAACTTTACTGGGTTGACATGGTTAAAGTCATTAAAGTTATTGTTAATGAGAGTGAAGGTAAACTTCCTGAGCAGTATGTTATTAAAGACTTAAACATTAACTTACAGAACTTAACAGTTGCACAAAAAACAAACACAGATTTTGCCGCTAACCCAACAACAGGATTAGGTGGTACTGGTGGCGGTGGCGGAGCAGGTGGCGGCGGATATACAGTCCCATCAATGCCATACAACACATCAGGTAGTAGATTTACATTAGGACAAGCAGAGTCAGCAATCGATTCTAATCATGTTGTTCACTTGTCATTAACAGAAGGCTTAGATCGTTTCTGGCCTTTCGGACAATCTATCTTAGAGAATGTCTTTAAAGTATATAAGCAGAAAGAACTATTAGAAGATGCTATTCTAATCTATCGTGTACAACGTGCGCCAGAACGTAGAATGTTTAAGATTGATGTAGGTAATATGCCTAGTCACTTAGCAATGGCATTTGTAGACAGAATTAAAAACGAAATACATCAAAGACGTATTCCAAGTATTCATGGTGGAGAATCAAAAGTAGATGCTACATACAACCCACTATCAATGAATGAAGATTACTTCTTCCCAGTTACATCAGAAGGTAGAGGATCATCTATCGAAGTTCTTCCGGGTGGACAGAACTTAGGTGAGATTGATGATCTTAAATACTTTAATAACAGACTAGCACGTGGCTTACGTGTTCCTAGTTCATATTTACCCACAGGTCCTGATGACAACACAACACCTCTCAATGACGGTCGTGTTGGTACAGCAATGATACAAGAGTTTAGATTCAATCAGTACTGTGAAAGACTACAGAACTACATCTGTCAAAAACTTGACGATGAATTCAAATTGTTCTTGCGTTGGAGAGGATTTAACATCGATACGCAGTTATTTGATATAGAATTTAATCCCCCACAAAACTTTGCCGCATATCGTCAAAGTGAATTAGACACAGCAAGAGTCAATACATTCAGCGGTATGGAAGCATTCCCTTATATTTCTAAACGTTTCGCACTAGAAAGATTCTTAGGATTGACTGAAGACGAAATCGTTAAGAATGAGAAAATGTGGGGAGAAGAAAACGCTGAAGAAACTGATATGGATCCAACAGGGTCTGATCTCAGAAGTGTTGGAGTCTCTACAGGTGATTTCGATGCTGATATAGATACAAACGCAGAAATCGAAGATTCTGAAAACTTAGAAGACTTTGGTGATATGGACGTAGCAGGTCCAGTAGGAACTCCAGGCACAGCTACCGGCTCAGTTGAAGGTGCTGGTGAAGTCGGTCCTACATAATAACAAAAGATAAATACTCTTATGAAATTATTTGAAATGTTTGACGCCGCAATACCCGGGTTCCAAGATGTTGGAGATGACAACTCGAAACCTGTTTGGCGAACATCTAGGAAAACTAAACTCACATTGAACCAAATTAGAAAATTGCGTAAAATGTTAGATGTGAGAAATTACGAAAAAGCAAAACATTTACTGAAAGTTAAAAATCAGTATGGTGCAAAACCAGAAGAAGGCGCCGGTCCTTCTATTTAAAAAACTAAGGTAATTTAGTTTTTTTGTCTATTTTTACCTCAAAAACTCAAAAAACGTAAAAAAGTAGTACTTAAAAGCCACTTTTGGTGGCTATGTGCTAAATATCTTTACATAAAGCCATTTATAACAATCAGGAGACCAATAATGGAAAACAAAAAATTTGATAAACTTATCGACCTCATTATTAATGAGAACGAAGAACAGGCAAAAGACCTTTTCCACGACATCGTTGTAGAAAAGTCCAGAGAAATCTATGAGTCAATTATGGCAGAAGAGGCTATGGATGACGATGACATGCATGAAAGTGAAGAGCATGTAGGTGAAATGATGGACGAAATCGCCGCAGAAGAACAAGGCGTCTCAGAAGATGAAGACGAACAAATTGATATCGAATCTGAAGAGATTTTTGACATTGACGGAGACTCTGGTGAAGAATCTTCTGAAGTTGAAGATGCTGTTATCAGAATCGAAGACAAACTAGACGAATTAATGGCTGACTTTGATGAAATCATGGCAGACGAAGACGAACTAAAAGGTCGTGACGATGAGATGGATGCAGACTTGCATGACATCGAAGACAAGCAAGATGATATCGAAGGTGATATTGACGACCAAGAAGTAGATGTAGACGTTTCTGTTGATGATGAAGAATTAGTTGCAGAAGCAATTACACTTCAAAAAGTTACAGCAAAAATGGGAGACAACGGTGAAAATACTAAGTCTCCAGTAGATGCAAACTCAGGTCAAAAAGGAATGGATGCACATCCAGTAGATTTTGACAAAGGTGACGAGTCAGGTCGACCAGCTCCAACTGCGAAAGACATTGATGGCGCTTCTGGTTATCAAAATCAGCCAGGAAAAAATGCTAAAGCATTGAGTGCCGCTCCTAAGCCAGTCACAGCACAGGCTTCAGGTACAAACACTAAATCTGTTATAGATTAAGGAACTGATATAAATGGCTTTATATCTTAAAGAACACTTAACATTCGACAACTCCGAAATGGTTGTCGAGTCTGTTAAAGAAGGTGATTCTAATTTGAAGACTCTTTATATGAAGGGTATCTTCATACAAGGCGGGGTAAAAAACGCAAATGAACGTGTTTATCCTGTCAACGAGATCGAAAATGCCGTAGACACACTGAATGCTCAGATTAAAGAGGGCAATTCAGTTTTAGGTGAAGTTGATCATCCAGATGATTTAAAAATCAATTTAGATCGTGTATCACACATGATCTCAAATATGTGGATGGATGGACCGAACGGTTACGGCAAATTAAAGATTTTACCAACTCCAATGGGTCAGTTAGTTCAGACCATGTTAGAGTCGGGGGTAAAACTCGGTGTATCTAGTAGAGGTAGCGGAAACGTTAACGATTTAGATGGCCGTGTAAGTGATTTTGAAATAATCACAGTAGATATTGTTGCTCAACCAAGTGCACCAAATGCTTATCCTAAAGCAATATACGAAGGTCTGATGAATATGACCAACGGACATAAAGTTTTAGAAGTAGCACGAGAAGCGAGAGGCAATAAACAAGTAGAACGTTATTTGAAAGATGAGGTAACTCGTCTTATCAAAGACTTAAAAATCTAAATAGAGGGGAAATCAGCATGTTAGATGCTATCAAACCATTAATTGATTCAGGTCTTATTAACGAAGATGTTGCAAGTGAATTAGAAAGTACTTGGAGCACTAAGTTGAACGAGGCTAAAGATCAAGTCCGCGGCGAACTCAGAAATGAATTTGCACAACGATATGAACATGACAGAAGTGTCATGGTAGAGGCCCTTGACAAGATGGTAACGGAATCTCTAAGTGAAGAAATAAAAGACTTCCACGAAGAGAAGAAGGCTATTAACGAAGATCGTGTAAAAGCGAAATTGAAACTTAAAGAAAGTGCAGGTAAATTTAATAACTTTATGGTAACTAAGTTAGCAGAAGAAATTAAAGAACTACGTACTGATCGTAAGATTCAGTTGGAAAACCAAGATAAACTTCAAAAGTTTATCACTCATGCATTGGCTAGAGAGATCAAAGAATTTGCTCAGGATAGACAAGCAGTGGTTGAACAACGAGTTAAGTTAGTTGCAGAAGGTCGTGCTAAACTTGAAGAACTTAAAGCGAGATTCGTCTCCGAAAGTTCCAAAAGAGTTAGTGCTTCAGTTGCAACACATCTTAAAGGTGAACTATCACAACTTAAAGAAGATATTAAAATCGCTAGGGAGAATAACTTCGGTCGTAAGATATTTGAAACATTCGCAGGTGAATTCAGCACAACTTATCTAAATGATAAGGCTGAAACACGTAAGATCGTTTCTGTATTAAATGACAAAGAACAAGAACTAGCAGAATCAATGGTTAAACTTGCGAAAGCAAATCAAATTATTGAATCAAAAGAACGTGAAGTGAACATTATTAAAGAATCGACTCAACGTGAAAAAGAAATGGTTAAATTAACTGCTTCTTTGAACAAAGAGAAGGCTCAAGTAATGCGATCTTTACTTGAAAGCGTTCAGACGCCAAAGCTGAAGAACGCATTTGACAAGTATTTACCAGCAGTATTAAATGAAGGAAGTGAAAAGAAATCTGAAAAGAAATCTTTAACTGAATCTGTTTCAACTGTACAAACCGGTAATAAATCTGCCAAGAAAGAACAGCATGTAGAAGAAGATTACGATGCAAGAAGCAACGTAATTGATCTGAAACGTCTGGCAGGGCTTTAATTTAAACTAGACATAGATTAGGAGAAATAACAATGTCAAAAGTACTCTTAGAAAGTCGTTGGGGCGAAACCAAAGAAGCTCTGTTAGAAGGCTTAAAAGGCAACCGCCGATCAACAATGGGTGTCGTCCTTGAAAACACTCGCAAAGGACTCTTAAATGAGACTGCTACAGCAGGTAGCACCGGAGCAGGAAATATAGCAACACTTAACCGTGTAATCTTACCAGTAATCAGAAGGGTTATGCCTACTGTTATTGCTAACGAACTAGTCGGCGTTCAGCCAATGACTGGTCCTGTTGGACAGATTCACACATTGCGTGTTCGTTATGCTCAGTCATTGACTGACAACTCGGCTGCCGCTACATCAGTAACAGCAGGCGAAGAAGCATTATCACCATTCAAAATTGCACAAGCATACTCACGTACTGCTAGTGGAACAGCGACAACCAATTCATATACAGGTGGAGACACAGCGGTATTAGAAGGTAACGGTGGTAAGCAAATCAGTGTGCAAATCTTAAGACAAGCTGTTGAAGCGAAGTCACGTAAGTTACAAGCACGTTGGACATTTGAAGCCGCTCAGGACGCACAGTCTCAGCACGGCATCGATGTTGAAGCAGAGATTATGGCTGCTTTAGCACAAGAAATCACTGCTGAAATCGATCAAGAGGTATTACTATCTCTTAGAACGTTAGCGGCAACTGAGTTCACTTATAATCAGGCTGCGGTATCTGGTACTGCTACTTACGTTGGTGATGAACATGCGGCACTTGCTGTATTAATCAACAGAGTTGCAAACTTGATCGCACAAAGAACACGTAGAGGCGCAGGTAACTGGGCTGTTGTGAGTTCTGCGGCCTTAACTGTATTACAATCTGCAACTACATCAGCATTTGCACGTACAACTGAAGGAACTTTTGAAGCTCCTACTAACACTAAGTTTGTTGGTACGTTGAACGGCGCTATGCGTGTTTTCGTTGACTCTTATGCACCTGATACTCAAGCAGTATTAGTTGGATACAAAGGTTCATCTGAAACTGATGCGGCTGCCTTCTATTGCCCATATATTCCATTAATGAGCAGTGGAGTTGTACTAGATCCAGCTACGTTTGAGCCAGTCGTGTCATTTATGACTCGTTACGGTTACATCGAACTAACTAACACTGCATCATCTTTCGGTAATGCGGCTGATTATTTAGGCGAGATCGCAGTTCAAAACTTAACTTTCCAATAAGCCGATTATTATATAATCAACTTATTAAATAAGTTTAAAAGCCTCTTTTATTAGAGGCTTTTTTTTGGGTAGAAAAAGGCTTGACAAATTATTTTTGAGGCAGTATAATATATTAAATACGAGTATAGTTTTAGCGGAGTACACCTATGAGTAAAAGAATCTTCAGAATTGAAGCCGGCAGATATGGCGGAGAAACAGTAATTGGAACAGTAAACGAAGAATTTGTTGAGTATTTTCTCAACGAACACGATGACAGAAGCGAAAGAGAATCGGCTATTATAGAACATGTCACTAGTTTAGATTGGGACGATGAGCAACCAGATGCAGATGCCCCTCTTCCTAAAGAAGATTACTATATGTGGGAGTGTGATGATTTGGAACACATTAATGCCGCATATGCTGATAGCGGATTCTTTGTAACAGAAGTAACTGGTTTAGACTCTAAACATGACTACTCAGAAACTGAAACTCCTTTAGAAGCAATTATGCCTCTTTATGGTAGAGAATGTTATTCAATGGGCACTATGCCTGATGATGAAGACATTAAAGATGATGATAACTATGTTCCTACTTTAGCATTTCATAGCGGAGAGAAAGGTGGATTTGGTTGCTGGTTTGTAGAAACAGATGGCGAACCATTTGACAAATATAAATTCACATATGGTATTGTTGAAACTGATATGGGTGAGTTTATTGATTCTGTATGGTATGATAAAAAAGAATTAGAAACAGACTATGACTACAACGATACTACAGGCAAAGGCTATTATGCTGGTATAGGTTATATGAACACCAAGTGGCATGATAAAGGCGAGAAGTATATAGAAGGCGCAGAAAGTCTCAATGTTTATTGGGAAGAGTTTGATGATGAAGTAGAAGAAGCAAAGAAAGAAGCATCAACGACAGTGCCTTTAGATATTTCAGTAAATGAAATTGTAGGAGAAGTTGGTACGATAGACGATGTAGTAGAAGTTGATACTAACGTTGAACCTATCGTTGAGCCACCGCTTGTATCCGAAGATGAAGCAGAGTCATATAAAGAAGTACAAGATCAACTCACACGATTAAATGGACACGGTGATGGTAGAGGAGAAGAAGGCGAAGAACTCTAAATGGCTAGATGTCGTCCAGAAGATTGTAATTTAGAAACAGACAACTTAACTATAATTTGGTATCATAATTATTCAGGTGGCAAATTTATGGCTAATTGTCTGAGTCTATCCGATCATGGATTGTTCGGTCATAAAGAAATAACAGAAGCACAACTTAGAGGAGATTTTTCTCCAGACGATAAATTAAAATATCTTCTAGGTGAGTTATCTGAGATAGAAAAGGGAATGACATGGACTGATCTTCATATCACAGATAACTTTTTTTTCGGATTTGATAAAAAAGATTATATTGATCCTTGGAGAGGTATATCATACCATGACTATGTTAAAGATGTATCTCACGGAGATTACAAATTTTTTATAGCATCACACTTTAATCCAGAAGTAATTGAAATCAAAAAGATTTGGAAGAATGCAAACATTATCTTGTTTACACACCCACATGATTATGTAGAAAAACGAGCAAGTAAAGATCCAAATATTAAAGTTTTTTATGAACGTCTTTGCGATTATGAAGAAAACATCGAAGAAATGAGAGCATTACCAAATGTTGTTTATGAATTTGATGTGAGAAAATATGAATCTGAAACAGAAACATTAGATGCTGTTAAAGAAATGTATGATCTATTAGGAATCAGAGGGTATGACAGAGAAAAATTATCTATCTATTACAACGACTGGTACAATAAAATAGAAGAAATCAAACTTTAAATTCTAATTTCTGAATCAACAGAAATTTCTAGTTGTTTTCGTCCTTCTCTTATTTTCTTATTTCTTAATCTAGTACAATTTGCACACATTGTCAATATATTCTCTTTTGTTTTGTTATTTGGATTTAAGTCTCTATAAGCAATATCTAACTGAATCATGTCTTCTGGCACAAACCCACACTCAATGCACATTGTATTTTTCTTTGGAATCTTCTTAATATAGATTGCTTTAGCACAATCTACACAATATTTGTGCCACTTCCGAAATCCATGTTTACTAATGCCGTTAGGTTTAGCAAAAGATATGTTGCAACTAGTGCATTTAGGTCTAACTGGTTGTCTTGTAAGCATACTTTTATTTATTAAAAAAGTGCTGTAGGGTTCTTTTTTATGAAATCATTTTTGTTATATCAGCATAAATACAAGATACAACAATGGAACTAACACATGGCCGCAGACAAATTTAATGCATTAACCGGATATTCAGTAGGCTTGCCACCAATCGATGCTATAGCCGCAAACGGTAATATCGTTACAAATCATAACTATCCAGCCGGTAATGTCACATCTAACAGTGTTTACGCAAACAACTACTTTTATGCAAATGGAGCATCTTTTTCAAGTGATCCAGCAGGAGCAAACACTGAAGTTCAGTTTAACAAGGACGGAGTATTCGGTGCAAGTGCAAATCTAGTATTTGACTCGACTTCAGATACATTAACAGCACTCAATGTATCAGTCACTGGAAACACTGCATTAGGAGATGTACAGACTGTTTCTATATCAGGTGGAGTTAACGGATATGTTTTACAAACAGACGGTGCAGGTGGATTAAGTTGGACAGCACAATCAGGCGGTGGCGGTGGTGGTAATGGTAGCCCTGGTGGCTCCAACATGCAAGTTCAGTTTAATAGTGCAGGTTCTTTTGCTGGAGATGCAGGTTTCATTTATGATGTAGGTACTGATCTTCTAACAGCAACACATATTGCAGGTGAAGGTGGTAACATATCTAATGTTACATATGCAAACATCACTGGCATAGGAAACATCTCAGCAGTCAATCTTACAGGTGCATCTGATACTGTTTTATATGCTAACGGTGTGTTTGCAGATATCTCAGCAGGAGCAAGTGCAAACTTTGCAAACTTTGCGGGTAATCTTACAGTTGCTAGTCAACCAAACATAACTTCTGTGGGTACGTTAACAGGGCTTCAAGTCGGTGGAGGACTATCTGTAGTAGGTAACATCGGTGGAGCCAATATTGCAATCACAGACACTGCTACATTTACTGGGCCAGTAGTCATTGATTCTCTTGGTAATCTTGCAGTCTCAGGTAATGCTAATTTACAAACTTCACCTAACATAGAACTTCCAGTAGCAAACTTACATATTGACGGCGGACTCAACGGATATGTATTAGCAACTGATGGATCAGGTGGATTAAGTTGGACTCTTAACTCAGGCGGAGGCGGAGGTGGATCACCAGGCGGTGCTAACACACAGATGCAGTTCAATGACGGTGGCTTATTCGGTGGAGATGCCAACGTAGTTTACAACAAAACAACAAACACAATGACAATGGCAGGCAATCTTGTTGCAAACAACATGACTGTCGGATCTGGTGCATACTCATTTAGAACAACTAAAGTTGCAACCGGCATAACAACAACTACGTCAGCAGTAGAAATCTGTGCAACAGAAGCATCTACTGTGTCAGCAGTAGATTACACAATCGTTGCCACAGACCCAGCAAATTCATCCAGACAAACAGTTAAGATTACATCAGCAGTATATGGAGCAACAGTCAACTACACTGAATATGCAACAATATCAGTTGGTTCGTTACTTGCTGATTTTGCAGTGACTTAC